GATTATGAAAGCCTTCGGAGAATCGCAGAACGAGATTCATTAATTCTTGAAGTGTTGTCGACCATGCTGGATAGTCAGATCAGTGGCAACAATGTGGAAGAACTAAAAAAAACAAAACAGAAGCTTACAAATTATCTTGCGCAGAATCAACGTTAGCATTAGTAAGGGGTATGCTCATGAAATTATATGTGTTCACGAAAAAAGATATAGACAGGTTCTTGGTAGAGTGTAATTTCACACCGGACGAAGAAAGATTGTTCCGGCTGAGATGCAAGGAATATACGCTCGAATACTGCGCTGAACAGATGAATGTGAGCATATCTACAGCAAAGCGGTTAAGCCGGAGGGTAAATAATAAAATAATCAAAGTGTGCTGATACTTTTTGGATACTAATTAGAGCCAGAAACGAACTGTTTCCGGTTCTTTTTTTATGTAAAAATATAATCAGAAAGGCGGTGTATAAGATGGCATTATATAACAATCCTTATCAATATAGTTTTGGCGTTCCTGGACAGATGAACCAGTTCCAGCAACAGCCTGTCCAGATTCCGGCTCAACCAGTGCAGCAACCACAGCAGAATAATAGCGGTATCCTGTGGGTATCCGGCGAAGTCGGCGCAAAATCCTATCTGGTAGCACCCGGGACAAGTGTTTTACTGATGGACAGTGAAAGTGAAAAGTTCTACATAAAATCCACAGATGTATCCGGTATGCCACAGCCACTGCGGACATTTGAATACCACGAGATAGGCTCTCAGATGCCGCCTAAACAGCCTGTTCAGAACATGGACAATAAATATGTCACCAGACAGGAATATGACGATTTAAAGGGCAAATACGAAGCTATTATAAACCGATTAAATTCATTTCCTGAGCCTGTTAGGACTAATGCCGTACAGGAATCAGCAACCAAGGGAGGAAATGCAGATGAGTAATCCATTATTTAATGTGCTTGGCGGTGGGATGCCACAGGGAAACGGATCAATGCAGATGATACAGCAATTCATGCAGTTTAGGCAGAATTTTAAGGGGGATCCGAAAGCAGAAGTCGAGAAAATGTTGCAGTCTGGGAAGATTTCCCAACAGCAACTTAATCAGGTCCAACAGATGGCAGGACAATTCCAACACATGTTGAAAGGAATGAAATAGTACATTACAATCTGGCCAGATTGATGTAAATACACAAAAAGGAGATTATATTATGGATGGAAATTATAGCTTAGCAGATATTGCCGCTGCTACTGGAAATGGTAGAAATAATGACGGCATGTTTGGTGGAGATGGTAGCTGGTGGATTATTGTTTTATTTATTTTTGCTTTCTTCGGATGGGGAAACAACGGATGGGGCAATAATGGAAACGGCGGCGGATATGCAGCCACAGCAGCTACTCAGGCGGATATTCAGAGAGGATTTGATAACTCCGCAGTGATCAGCAAGCTTGACGGAATCAATAGCGGCCTGTGTGATGGCTTCTATGCCATGAATAACGGTATGCTTACCGGATTTAACGGAATCAACACAAACATCATGCAGACTGGTTTCGGCATTCAGCAGGCTATTAATGCCGATACTGTAGCGAATATGCAGAATACCAATGCGCTCCAGGCACAGCTTGCAAACTGCTGCTGTGAAACAAGAGAAGCAATCCAGGGTGTAAACTACAATATGGCACAGAATACCTGTGCATTGCAGAATACTATGAACAGCAACACAAGAGACATTATTGACAGTCAGAACGCTGGAACAAGAGCCATTCTTGATTATCTTTGCAATGAAAAGATTTCTAACCTGCAGGCTGAAAACAATGACCTCAGACGTGCTGCTTCTCAGGATCGCCAGAGTGCACTTCTCACAACCGCCATGGCTTCACAGACACAGCAGCTCATTAATGCGATTAATCCAGCACCGATTCCGGCATATCAGGTTCCTAATCCGAATACATATTACGGATGCGGATGTAACGCTGGGTGCAATTGCTGATAACTTCATACCGAGAGTATCTTTCGATTGATTTCGAATGTCGGCTTATGCCGTATTACACAGAGGGGCAGGCCGAGACCTGTCCTTTTGTGATATGAAAGGAGTATTTTTATGGCAGAATTTACAAATGTAGCTGTTCAGACTGTAGCAGCAAATGGAAACGTAGTATTTTCAAACATAGCAGTCAAAGGTTCTAACTGTATTCAGCACAGAGAAGGAAGCGGAATCATCACCCTGAGAGGACTGACTAACCAGTGCAAAGCGAGATTTTTCGTGGATTTCTCTGGTAACATCGCAATTCCAACAGGCGGTACTGTCGGAGCTATTTCTCTGGCTATTGCAATCTCTGGCGAACCGGTTCTTTCTTCTCAGATGATTTCCACACCGGCAGCAGTAGACCAGTACAATAATGTGTCCTCTGGCATCTATATTGATGTACCTCGTGGATGTTGCGTTAATATCGCAGTGGAGAACACAAGCGATCAGGCGATTTCTGTTGCGAACGCAAATATTGTTGTGACCAGAGAAGCGTAGGAGGTGTGATTATGAGAGACATTAAGGATTTATGTGCAAGAATTGAAGACGAACTGTCCAAAATTGCTGACAGCGGACTGACCACTGGAAATCTGGAAATGACATACAAGCTGATTGATATGTACAAAGATATCAAGAATACACAGTACTGGGATAAGAAAGCGGAGTATTACAACGCTGTCCTTGATGAGATGCGTGGTGGATACAATGACGATTACAGCGAGCGTGGAAGAAAACGTGACAGCATGGGGAGATACAGTTCAAATGACGGCAGAATGATGCCAGATTACGACAGGGGCAGTTCTTACGCCAGACGTGGTGAACATTATGTCAGAGGGCATTACAGCCGTTCTGATGGACGAGACGCTTACGATGACTATATGACGCAGAAACAGAGTTATCGTTCCGGCAAGTCTGAGGACTGTAAGAGAAAGATGCTTGCCGCTCTGGAAGAACATCTGGACGAACTTACAACAGAAATGAGCGATATGTCCAAGGATGCAGAGTGCCGGGAAGAACGCGATCTTGTCAAGAGATACGTAGAAAAACTTCGCGATATGCTCTAAAAACGCAAAAAAGTGGTAGAGAGGTAGTTAAAATAAATCTGTTATAATGTAATTGTGCAGCAGGAAGCACAACGGTTGTTTTAACATTTTCGTTTTATCCTCCTTTCTTAAAGTAGCTGGTACACACGCTTTAGTGGAAAGCTTTAAACAGGTTCGAATCCTGTCGTGTGTATTTGCCGTCTGGCACGCAAGATGGCACACCTCCTTGAATAAAGTTTTTATTCACGCTTTTCTTTTGAAAAGAAAGAGCATTCGAAACAACTCGTGGTAGGCATAACACGTTAAATACCTTGCTAACCCGGGAATCCGGGTTATATGGAATGTAGCTCAGTAGGAAGAGCGGAAGCAAAAAACTTTGACGTCAGAGGTTCAAGTCCTCTCATTCCATTACCCTGCCAGTGGTCTAACTGGCTTAATCCATTTACCTGCGGCGGCAGGTCAATAAACACGACCAGGAGGATGTTATGCAGAAACTTATTGACACATTAAAATCATTTGGAATTGAAATCCCGGAGGACAAGCAGGCAGATGTGAAGAAAGCACTCTCTGAGCATTACAAGAATGCCAAAGAAGTAGCGAAAACCCTGTCAAAAGTTGAGGGAGAACGTGACGACTGGAAAGAACGCGCCGAGACAGCAGAAGAAACCTTAAAAGGCTTTGACGGTATCGACCCGGCAAATGTTAAGACCGAGTTAGAGACCTGGAAACAGAAAGCGGCAAATGCAGAGAAAGAATTCAATGCAAAAATCTATGACCGTGATTTCTCAGACGCACTCAAGGCGGCGCTCGATGATGTTAGGTTTTCCAGTGAAGCGGCTAAGAAGTCTGTTATGGCAGACATCAAGGAAGCAGGATTGAAGCTGAAAGATGGTAAAATTCTCGGACTGAACGACCTGATTGAGCAGATGAAACAGTCTGACGCATCCGCTTTTGTGGACGAATCTCAGCAACAGGCTCAGCAGAACCAGGCAAGGTTTACCACTCATGTTGGACAGCATCAGACACCGGGAAGCATGACCAAAAAAGATATTGAAGCAATCAAAGACCCGTCCGAGAGACAGGCTGCAATTGCTCAGAATATCCAGTTATTCCAGTGATTTTTTACACCGACTATACGCCAGAGTATAGCCGCTAACCCAATACAATTATGGGCAGAAAGGATTTTATATGGCAGCAAAAGCTAATCTTATTATGACAAATGATATTCATGTAACGGCACGTGAGATTGACTTTGTAACCAGATTTGAAAGAAACTGGGAACACTTACGTGAAATCCTTGGTATCATGCGTCCAATCAAAAAGACACCCGGAGCGGTTCTTAAATCAAAGTATGCAGAGGGTACATTACAGAACGGAAATGTTGGTGAGGGCGAGGAAATCCCTTACAGCAAATTCGTTGTAAAAGAAAAGCCCTATGCAGAAATGACTATCGAGAAATACGCAAAGGCTGTATCTATCGAAGCAATCAAGGATCACGGTTATGAGAACGCTGTTCAGATGACCGATGATGAATTCCTCTTCCAACTTCAGACCAATGTTACTGAAAGATTTTACAACTATCTGAAAACAGGTACTCTCTCATTCACGGAAACCACTTTCCAGATGGCTCTGGCAATGGCTAAAGGTCGTGTAGAAAACAAATTCAAGCAGATGCACAGAAATGTGACTGGTGTTGCTGGATTTGTAAACATTCTGGACGTGTATGAGTACATCGGCGCAGCTGAGATTTCTATTCAGAACCGGTTCGGCTTCCAGTATGTGAAAGATTTCCTGGGATTCAATACGATTTTCTTACTGTCTGACAGTGAAATTCCGAGAGGGACAGTAATCGCTACACCTGTTGAAAATATCGTTATGTACTATGTTGACCCGAACGAATCTGATTTCGCAAGAGCGGGTCTTGTATATACTGTATCCGGTGAAACAAATCTGATCGGATTCCATGTACAGGGCAATTACCACACAGCAGTGTCTGAATCATTCGCAATCATGGGACTTACCCTCTTTGCAGAATATATTGACGCTGTTGCTGTCGGAACTATCAACACAACTCAGACACTTGGAGCTCTGACTGTAAACTCCACAGCAGGAAGCAAGAGCGGAGATACAAAAGTGACTGTCACTCCGACAAAAGCAAGCGCAGGAAATGTGTACAAGTACAAAGTCGCATCTTCTGAGACTACCGTAGACTATGGACAGAACGTGAAGAACTGGAGCGCATGGGATGGAGAATCCGACATTACAGCAGCAACAGGGCAGGTAATCACAGTGGTTGAGTGCGACAGTACCTATAAAGCACTGAGCGCAGGACACGCGACTGTAGCAGCAAAATGATGATTAAGTAGGAGGTAGCTGGCATGGCTTATGCAGATTATGAATTTTACACAACTTCATATTTCGGTTCAGTCGTGCCAGAAACCGACTTCCCACGACTGGCAGAAAGAGCCAGTGATTTTGTGGACGCAATGACGTTTGACAGGTTGGTGGACGGACTGCCGACAGATGAACGCTCTCAGAAGCGTATCAAAAAGGCGGTCTGTTCATTGGCTGAATTAATGTATCAGATTGAGCTTGCTGAAAAGAATGCTATTAGTCAGGCATCCGCAAATGTGACCGACACAAATACCGGTGGCAAGTCAACAGGCATTGTAACATCTGTATCATCCGGCAGTGAATCCATCTCTTATGCAACGCCACAGCAGATTGGAGCGAGCGCAAAGGAATGGAGTGCAGTGTATGCCGTCGCCGGAGATGTACAGAAAACGAATGACTTACTCTTAAAGACAGCTTTACCGCTTCTGATGAGAGTAAGGACGGATGATGGAATACCAGTATTGTATGCAGGAGTGTGAAAATGACTAATATCTTAAAGAGATTTTATTGTAAGCATAAACATCAAATTCCGGTTAATACATTACTGGTAGGAATCGGGGAAAATAGATACACAACAATGCACATCTGGAAATGTACAGATTGTGGCAAAACAATGAAAGGCAAATGATTATGGACATCTCAACATTAGGCTCATGTATCGCAATCGTTATGATATGCTACATCATAGGAATGGGATGCAAAGCATCAAAAAGAATCTCTGATGAATGGATTCCGGTAATCATGGCGGTTATTGGTGGAATTCTCGGAGCAGTCGGGATGGGAGTTATTCCAGACTTCCCGGCAACGGATTATATTACAGCAGTTGCAGTCGGTATGTTTAACGGATTATCGGCTACTGGTGTGAATCAGGTTATTAAGCAGACAGTGCAGAAAGAATAATTAAGGAGAGGGTATCATGTATAGCAAAACTGTGACGATTTTTGATTATTATGAATCAGCCACGACAGGAGATGCGTACTGGTATCCTCATGTTTTATCTGGTGTTGACCTCATTACGGACAAGGGAGCAATCCTTAAAAAGTACGGACCAGACGCAACTGACAACGCACAGTTACACATCCGCTATACCGTCCAGAACGGCGATATAACCATTACTGATAAAGACGGCAAGATTCTTCCATGGGTGCCAGTTAAAGAGTGGAAAAGGCAGATTAACAACGCTCTGGAAGATACTATCACATTCTCAGATGAATCGTTCTTCTGTGAGGGTGAGTGGACTGGTGGAACAATAACTGACAGTGATTACCGAAATGGATTCTATCAGTACATGAATGAGAATAAGGATAACGTGTTCAAGATTACCAGTGTAGGCGGTCCATATACACTGATTCCGCATTTCGAAATTCTAGGTAAGTAATATGAGCAAGATTCATCATTTCAAAGGATTCTCTGTAGTCGACGGAGATATGAAGATTAAACTGAACATGAGCAGATTTTCCAGGCAATACCAAGAAGCTCAGTATCTCCTTGATGGAATGGTTATGGATAGTATGGTTCCGTTTATGCCGATGATTTCAGGAGACTTTATCGATAAGACAAGGGCAAGAAGTTCCTCTATGCAAGGCACAGGCTTTGTTTGTGCGGCGGCAGAACCTTATGGCAGATTCCTCTATATGGGAAAAACGATGGTGGACGAGCTGACTGGAAGCCCTTACGCTCGGCAGTATGCAAAGAAAGTCCTCGTCAGTCAGTTTTCTGGTCAGACAGCCGCAAAGGAAAATCTTGAATACACCAAACAGGCTCATCCACGAGCACAGGCAAAGTGGTTCGATGCTGCTAAGCGACAATACGGAGGCACATGGCTTCGCAAGGTAAAAGCACAGGCAGGAGGTGGACGGCATGGCAGATAAGCCAATCGGCAAAGATGCAACCGGATATGAGATTCTGACAGATGCCATGAAAGCACTTCTAAATCAGTATCCAGGGCTATACGAAAATGAAACAATCAAATTTGAAGAACTCAGCAAAGATTCCGGAATCGCTTTCTCAGCAGACAACGGAGCTTTGATCTATTCAGAAAAGGAAGATGTATGCGGAGTAATGCATCAGGTATGCCAGTATCCATTTTATGTGGTGTATCGAACGGCATCCGACAAAGAACGGCAGAAGTTATCTGTTCAGAAGTTTCTGGACAGTCTCGGTAAATGGATATGCCGGGAACCAGTTGTTATAAATGGCTCTGAGACACGTTTAAATGCGTTTCCAGAGCTTTCACAGGGGCGAGTGATAAAACGTATAACCCGTGATAATTCCTATGGTTTAGAGCCACAGGAGAGTGGCGTACAGGACTGGTTATTGCCATTATCGGTACGCTACGAAAACACTTATGAAGTAATATAACGTAACAACCGGCTATTAATTAGAGATAGCCGCTAACCTACACAGCCTTTTAAAAGTATAGGCAGAAAGGACAATTCTATGCCAGTAACAGGAAAAATTGACCGTAAATATATGGCTCATTACATTGATGCCGGTTCTCTTTGTGGAGGACTGACACCAAAGTTTGAACGTCTTGGAAAGGATCTGGAAGAGTACAATGTCGAACTCAATCCAGACACTGAAACATCTAAGAACATTCTCGGAGAATCCACATTCAAACACAACGGCTACGAAGTTTCTTCTGACGCTGATCCGTTCTATGCAGACACTACTTCTGACCTGTTCACAGCATTACAGAAGATTGTAGATGGACGTCTCAAAGACGACAACCTCAAAACAAAAGCAGTTGAGGTTCATCTTTGGACAGAAGCCACAGCAGGCAAGTATGAAGCATACCAGCAGGATTGCTACGTTGTTCCAACAAGCTACGGCGGTGACACATCTGGTTATCAGATTCCGTTCACAGTTAATTACGTTGGAGAGCGCGTCAAAGGTAAATTTGACATTACTTCCGGCTCATTCACAGCTGACAGCGAATAATTTTTAGGAGGGCGTAGAAAATGGCAAAAACAATTAACACAAATATTGATGATGAATTCCTTCTTTTTACATTCACAAACAAGCAGGGAGAAGTATTTTCTTCATTTAAGCTGAATCCTACCGACATTAACGTTGCAGCAAGAGCGGAAGAATTGGAAACTTTCTTTGAACAGGCTCAGGAATCTGTTAAAAATGTTTCTTCTAGCAAAGAAATGGCGGAGATTAATAAGCAGATTGAGGATAAAATCAATTATATGCTCGGATACGAAGCATCTAAGGATTTATTCAAAGAACCAATTACCGCAACAACTGTGTTTGGAAATGGTCAGGTGTTCGCCTATATTGTTCTGGACAAAATCAATGAAGCACTTGCTCCGGAAATTGAAAAGAGAAAGAAAAAAATGCAGGAAGTGGTCAATAGGTACACGGAGAAGTATACAAAATGACCGCCTATGAACTTCCCACCTCACTCAACATTAGTGGGGTGGATTTTTCTATCAGGACGGATTTCCGAGCAATCATTGACATTCTCATTGCTATGAACGACCCGGAACTGGATGAGCAGGCGAAAGCTGTTGTTATGTTACAGATTCTATTTGAGGACTGGCAAAGTATCCCTCCAGAACATCTTACAGAAGCTTGTCAGAAAGCTTGTGAGTTTATTGATTGTGGTCAAGTTGACGATAGTCCGAATAAGCCTAAACCACGTTTAATGGACTGGGAACAGGATGGAGATATGATTATCCCGGCAGTCAACAAAATAGCCGGAACCGAGGTTAGAGCAACTCACTATATGCACTGGTGGACATTCTTCAGTTATTTCATGGAAGTAGGAGAGAGTCTGTTCAGCACCGTCCTTGGAATCCGTTCAAAGAAAGCTCACGGAGAACGCCTGGATAAATGGGAAAAGAAATTCTATCACGATAACAAGAACATTATTGATATAAAAACACGTCTCAGCGAAGAAGAGCAAGCTTATAAAGATAAGCTGAATGAGATGTTGAACCTCAAATAGTTAGGAGGTGGACGCATGGCTGCTGATGGCTCAGTCATTATTGATACCAGAATGGACACATCAGGTGTGCAGAACGGCGTATCAGCTATAAAACAGTCATTTAACGGCCTTGGAAGTGCTGTAAAAAAAATTGGCCTGTTGATTGGTGGGGCTTTTGCAGTTGGCAAGTTAGTGCAGTTCGGAAAAGAGTGCGTGGAACTTGGTTCCGACCTCGCAGAAGTTCAGAACGTGGTCGATGTTACATTTACCACCATGTCGGATAAGGTTAATGAATTTGCGAAGAACGCCATGACCTCAGCCGGATTATCTGAAACAATGGCAAAACAGTATGTCGGCACGTTCGGAGCAATGTCTAAGTCGTTCGGATTCTCAGAATCGCAGGCTTACGATATGTCAACGGCTCTAACGCAGCTGACTGGTGATGTAGCATCATTTTACAATATCAGCCAGGACTTGGCCTATATCAAACTGAAATCAGTGTTTACGGGTGAAACGGAAACACTCAAGGACCTCGGCGTGGTAATGACCCAGTCAGCCCTCGACCAGTACGCACTAGCTAATGGCTACGGCAAAACCACATCCGCCATGACCGAACAGGAGAAAGTTGCGCTTCGACTGAATTTTGTAACAAGTCAGTTGTCGGCTGCTTCCGGAGATTTTGCTCGAACGTCTGGGTCCTGGGCGAATCAGGTCAGGGTGATGCAGTTACAAATCCAGTCCCTGAAAGCTACAGTCGGGCAAGGATTGATTAACGTCTTTACTCCGGTCATAAAAGTGATCAATATCTTGCTGGCTAAACTTGCTACGGTTGCAAATGCCTTTAAGTCCTTTACGGAACTGATAACCGGAAACAAATCATCCGGGCAGACGGGAGCCAGTGGAGCGGGACTTACCGGAACGGACCTGTCATCCACAGAAGACGCTTATAGCAACGCTGCGGATGGAGCCGACAGTCTGGCTGATGCCACACAAAATGTAGCGGATTCCACGCAGGACAGCACAGGAGCACTGAAAAAGCAGAATAAGGCACTGAAGAAGAACATTGCATCGTTTGATGAGTTGAATGTTATAGGCAAGAATAGCTCAGATACTCCCAGCTCAACAAAAACTCCGGCTATAGCAGATACAGGAATCGGGGATATTGGCAACGTGGACTACGGAAAGCTTGCCGATGTGTCAGACGAAGCAGACAAGGCAACCAGCGCAGTAGGAAAACTGGCGAAAAAGCTAAAAGAACTTGGAGATATCTTCAAGGGCGGGTTCTTTGAGGGACTTGGAGACTACAAGCCGATGCTGAATGAGCTAATCGGTGACCTTGGGAATATCAAGAAGTATCTGATCGATATCTTTACGGATCCTGATGTTAAGAAAGCTGCTTTGGAATTTGCAAAAAAGGTAGTTAAGAATCTTGGAAAGATAACCGGTGCAATAGCAAAGGTTGGACTTGCTCTGGCAACTGCACTTGTTGGGGGAATGGAATCTTACCTGTCGAAGAACGTTGAACGAATCAAGAAATTTATTATCAAGATGTTCGATGTTTCTGGAGAAATCGCAGATGAAATAGGCGATTTATCGGCAGTTTTTGCAGATATATTCTCTGTATTTGGTGGACAGACCGCTCAGAATATCATAGGAAGTGCGATACAGATCATATCAGATACCGTCATGACAGCAATGACATTGACAGGCCAGATACTTAGAGATTCTATCAACCTGCTCCTGGTTCCATTACAGGAGAATGCCGAACTGATTAAGCAGACTATTGAGAATACATTACGGCCAATAGAAACAGTAATTACAGCTATCACAGATGCGTGGCAGATTGCTATGGATGAGCTTATTGCCATGTATGATGCTCATATCAAGCCTTTCTTCGATTCTCTTGCTAACGGGCTATCTGAAATACTCACAGTATTTTTAAATGCCTACAACAGCTATATAGTGCCTGCATTAGACCAACTGGCAGCTAAGATTAGTGAAATCATGGCAGGACCAGTAGGCGATGTTATACATAACGCAATCGAATTGATTGGAAAGATTGTAGATGTGCTGAAACTGTTATGGGAAAGCGTATTAGTGCCTCTTGTTAAGTTCATTATTGGTAATGTGGCTCCACAAATAGCAAGTGCTCTTAGTATTATTGGTAATGTATTTCTGGAATTGTTTGCTTCAGTAAGTGAAGTAGTTGCTGGAATACTAAAAGCCCTTGGCGGCGTGATTGATTTTATTGTTGGTGTATTTACAGGCGACTGGAAACGTGCGTGGGAAGGTGTAAAGAATATCTTCAAAGGCGTGTTCGAGGCGCTGGTAGGAATTGCGAAAGTGCCTATCAATGGGGTTATTGCACTGATTAATGGAATGATTCGCGGAATTATCTCGGGCGTCAATGCAGCTATTGGAGTTTTAAACCATTTGAAGATAAAGGTTCCGAACTGGGTGCCTAAGATTGGAGGAAGTACCTGGGGATTTACGATCCCGACCATGACAGCACCACAGATTCCATATCTGGCAAAAGGTACAGTTGTGCCACGAAACGCCGGAGAATTTGCAGCAATCCTTGGTGATAATAAGCGTGAGACAGAAGTTGTATCTCCACTATCAACGATGAAACAGGCAATGATGGACGCTCTGAGAGAATCCGGAAACAATGGCGGAAGTTCTCCCCAGTACATCACGCTTAACATTGATGGGCATGAGTTTATCCGATGGCTTCGCGATCAGAACGGACAATACAGGAACCGGACAGGCTTCGGAATCTTTGAAGGGTAGGTGAGCACATGAGCGAATTTAGTTCAGGGAATTTTCAGGGATGGCTATTAAAATTCGGGACTCAAGAATTTCCACATGAATTTATCAAAAGAGCAACATGGAAAAGCACGCCGAATCAAAGACTTGAAAGTGATCCGTGGACAGATACAAAAGGATATTTGCACAGGGACACGCTTCCACATTATCGTACAAAAATAGAATTTGAAACAGTTGACGATTTAACCCTAGAAGAAAAAATAAAAATTCAAAATGTAATGAATTCCTCAATTATCAATAAACAAGAGCGTAAAGCAAATATCACCTACTGGAATGACGAAACAAATACGTATACGAATGCAAAAATATATGTTCCAAATATTGACTTTACAATCAATGAAATTGATAAAAAAAGAGGGATGGTGTTTTATTCAAGCATCCGAATTGCACTGATCGAATACTAACAACCAGAGTGCATGGGTGTCACAGCTCATGTGCTCTTTTATTTTTATAGACGGGAGGATGATTATGGCAGATACAGTATCTTTTGACAGTTTATTGAATACAACGACCGGGATGACTGCTATTGTCAGCAACACGAAGCACGATGATGATGTAGTTAGTGTCACGGGCGTTGACTGGTTTACCTATGCAGGAAAGACCGCCAGTACCATATATGTTTCTGGGAATAATTTCATCGGATTCGGGCAAAACGCCGAACAACTCAAAATCTGGCGTAGGGATGGTGCGATTTATTATGTTTACCGTCAAGAGGGGACACTCACATCAGGAAAAAGATTCCTCAAAATCAGGGTTGAGGGATATGTATATTATTCAAGTACATCTTCATCATATGCGCTGAAATACGAAGTATTCTTGATAGAGGGACAGACATTATTTATCAATGTCGTTCAGAGACCTACAAGCAGTTCATACACTGGCACATCATCAATTACTGACGGAAATAACACAACTAATCTGAATATTTCTGTATCATCCACAGTGCCAATTTCAATTCTAGTCAAAAATGCAGGCGTATCTCAAAAGATTTCTTATGAAAAATATTCTGATTTGACAATTGCTAGCATAACTGTTTCAAAAATGCCAAATAGGACTACATATTATCAGAATGAATTATTTGATAGCACCGGGCTTGAAATAACAGGAACCTTAACTACAGGAGAAACAGTCAACGTCACCGATTATGAATTATCTGGATATGACAGTAGTTCCCCAGGAACCAAAACAATAACTGTAACTTCTGGGGATGCTTCGGCTACGTTTGAAGTTACGGTTTTAACAGAGTCATTGACGGGAATCTCAATAACTACTTTACCCTCGAAAACAGAGTACCACATCAACGGAGAGTTTAATCCATCTGGAATATCAGTATCCGCCAGCACAAGTGATGGAAATACAGTTACATTAAATTCTGATCAATTGATATACTCTGGTTTTGATAGTAGTTCGCCAGGAAGCAAAACAATTACAGTATCATATAACGGAATGACTTCCTCTTTTGATATAACGATTATGGTTCCTGTAAGCATACAGGCACAAGGATATTCCGGAACTGCGTATTTCATTGGTGACACAAGCAACGTTAGCGTTTCTTATATTAATGCGACATATAGTGATGGAATTACAGATTCTCACATAAATAGCGGATATACAGTCACACAAGTGGACACATCTACTGCAGGACAAAAAAACGCTATCGTAGATTATTTCGGAGTTACTACGGAAGTTTTAGTCAATGTATTGGATTCATATAATGCGCAGGCAGGAACTCCCAATTTAGAGGATGTGACAATTTCATTTAATCTCGATACAGGGATTATGGATATAACAGGAACCGGGGAATTTTTACCATATTATAGGCTTGAAAATGTACCGTCTAGCTTAAACCAAAAAATAAAAATATTAAATATTGGGAACGGAATCACAAAAATACCAGATGACTTATTTTATAAAGTCAATATTCTCGAAAGCATTTCGCTCTCAAACACATTGATCGAGATCGGAAATGGTAATTTTACCGACAATAGTATAATAACAACACTTAATTTTCCAGAATCATTAAAAACAATTGGAAGTTCTTCTTTTTGCGGACTCTCGAATTTACAAGAAATAACTTTCCATGAGGGACTCGAAACAATAAAAGGACAAGCTTTTAATGACTGTCCGCTTGTCAAAAATTTAGTTCTTCCATCAACACTTACAAACATGACGTTTAGCTTTTATAATTCCGTGCTTGAAAGTCTTGTAATGGGAGGTGAAAATGTTGGTTTCACGCAAGGTGGAAGTGGAATAGGCGGAATGTCAGCGAAAAATATGACCATCCGCGGCGGAACTATAAATGCCGGCGCGTTTTCTGGATATACCAATATCGAAAATGTAATTTTAGACGGAAGCGTAAAATGGAACAGAGGCGGTCAGTTTCAAAGATGTACGAAAATGGCAAGTGTTTCTATGGGTGACGGAATTGCATCTATTCCCGAAAATTGCTTTTCCGGCTGTTCATCGCTTAATAACGTAATTCTTCCAGACAGCATTGAAGCATTAGGGGAATCGGCATTTTCCGGCTGTTCTTCTCTAACTTCGATCACATTATCCAAAAATATAAAGAAAATCCCAAACAATTGCTTTTCCGGTTGTGGATTTGAAGCATTTACAATTCCAGACGATTCGTTAACGGAAGAACTTGAAAATGTTATATTTAATGGATGCCCAAAACTAAAAACCGTATATATTGGTAAGAATGTTAAAACAATTGGAGGCGGCGGATTTTCTGGCACAAGCGGTGTTAATATCAGAATTAATAAAGTAAAAGACTCTATTTCTGGTTCGCCATGGGCGGCTACAAATGCAACTGTAGACTGGCTTATTAAGGCAACGAAAATCGAAATAATTTCGTTACCATCAAAGCTTAAATATAAAAAAGATGAATACTTTAATGGCTCTGGATTAGCTGTAAAAGCTACATACAATAATGGAACATCAGCAGAAATTTCAGACTATACGATTTCCTATCCAGACATGTCAAGCGCAGGGACAAAAACCGTAACAATCACTTACGATGAGCAAACTGCTACGTTTGATATTGATGTTATTGCAATATCAAAGATAGAGATTACAACTCTTCCAAATAAATTGGAATACCGCAAGAATGAGCCTTTAGATACGACAGGATTAGTTGTTTCAACAGTCTGGACGGATGACTCGAAAGAAGTGCTGGCAGACGGATATACAGTGTCGGATTTGGATAGCACTGAAACAGGTGAAAAGACTATTACGGTTACATATCAAGATTTTACAGCAACGTTTACTGTCGAAGTGGTTGCGGACGCTTCCGGAATCAGAATTTCTCATTATCCAATCAAAATTTATTATAAAATCGGAGAATCGTTTGATTCAACCGGATTAGTTGTAGTTGTGGTTAGGCAAGACGGAACAGAGAAAGAAATCACAGATTACACTGTTTCTGGTTTTGACAGTTCTAAAGCCGGAACAAAAACCATCACAGTATCTTATCAAACTGAAATTGACGGCATAGAAACGTTTATTGGGTATGATGAATTTGAAATCAAAGTAACCAAGGATGGAAAGAATCCATTTGAAGATAACACCGACCCAATCAACGTAAAAGTGCATTGGATAAATGGTGAATTTGAGGACTTAACAAATGAACATATCCAGTCCAATTCCTTGTCATTACATGAGTCGTTATGCAATAAAGCATACTTCATTTTTGGCGGCTGCATATCGAATCAAATCACGTTTAAATGTTATCATCCGCAGTTTGTCGGGACAGATGAAACCACTTATCCGTCTGGAAAAATCGAGGTTTATCTTGAATGCAAAGGCACAGAAATCAAGATTTTTACAGGCGAAATTGCAACAGGAGAGCGTGATGCAAGCTCATTTGTTCGTACCGTTGTGGCATACGATTATCTGTACAAATTACGCAATACTGACATTGCATGGTGGTATAAAAACAACACAAAAGACAAGCAAATGGTGTTCACACAGAAGCAGTTTAGAGATGCTTTATTTAAGTATCTTGGCGTTGAACAAGTCGATGTAAAACTCAAATATGACAGCGCATATGTACCCAATACCGCCAACTCTTCTGAAATGAATGTGGCAAATATATTGGAAGATTTATGTCTGCAAAACAATGTTTTTGGATGGATGAATCGTGATGGAAAATTTGAGTATAAGAAACTCAAAAAGAACTGTAAGCATCGTGGAACTACCGTATCCGGTGTTGAAACATTTGATTTTTTCGAATCGGCAGTGCATCTTGACAGATTTAAAAGTTTCAAAGCAACCGAGGGAAGAGTGTGGTTTTTCAACTATGTTTACACCGACCCAGACCCATCCGGTGAAGTATTTACGTCTGGTGAACCGACTGCACAGGACGCATACGAAAGAAATGTATTCTATAACCGCAACAGCTTTTTTGTAGGGAATCAAGACTGGTTGAATTACGCCTACGATGCGAATGAGTACGGGGACTACACCCGAATAAAGCCGAAGTATGCAATCTGTTATGGAACTGTCGCAGAGGACATTATCAAAAAGCAGTATTATCGGGCACAGGGATATTCCGTGGAAGTACAAGGGAATCCGTTTAACATGGTTGGTCAAACCGTGGAAATGACTCATTCCAAGCTTTCAGAGGACGGTTCTACAATACAGTGGGTAATTCACAGCTATATCATGAGTAGGACGCTGAAATTAGGCATTACAGGGCTTATTGACACATACACTGCCAATAATTCACCGTACAATGGAAACAATCAGCAGTTAGGCAAGAACACGCCTGAGATCACATCCACAATCAACAGAACAAGGTCTGAAATGCCGACTATTAGTTACGCAGAATTTACGGACGGAACGGAATCTGGAATTGCAACGATTGATGATTTTACGGACGGTTCTGGAAGTTCTTCAACTGAACTAAAAAAGGCACAGTTAAGGTGTGTAAAGCGAATAAAAAAAGCCGATTATGACGCTCTTGTAGCCGCAGGAACTGACCGGACAGATACATTATATTTCACATTCGAGGAGGGCTGATAGGATGATATATAAGGCGTTTTTGAATAGGCAGGAAATCACTGGGTTTCCTGTCAAAGGTAAAGAAACAAGTGAGATATGGGGTGGAAATGTATTGCTTTGGAAGAAAAGTGGATTTAGTATTTTAGAAAATTTAAGGGGATATGTAGCAAACCAAAAATGCATTTCGGCAAATGGGATAAATATGCTGTCGGTCTTAAAAAGTCAAACCTCATCTGAGGGACAGGTAATTGGTTTTTTTCAAGAGACTTCGCCTTATGTGAATAAAATATTAACAAACGGAAATTACTATAGTAGCACACGCGTAATAAGTTGCGGCAACTATTTTTATGCGATTAAAGTTGATCGCTCGAACGGAGACAAAGACAACACTATATCGCGTTTTTACAAAATAGACGAAAGTGGAAATGTAATTGCACAATATAGTAATTCTACGAAAATATCCAATAGTCAAAAATATTATACATTGGTGCGGGGGTTCTTTGTAATAAATGATACATTTTATTGCATCGTAGACTTTTTGAAAGGAAGTTTAACTGGTGTTTCCCAAGGTATGAAAATGTATACGTACCGAAACGGAAGCGGAGGCTCGGTATACAACATATCTGTAAACACTGGAAACATATCTATTTCTCAGGGAGATATATCCGATTCTTTTGTAATTAATGGGAAAACTTTTATAATTGCAACTAAGAATAAAATACGTTCATTGTATCAAGTTTCAGCAGGAAATGTAACACGTGTTACAAGCGCAGATTACAATTATTGCGGAACTGATGGGACGGACTTATATTTTACAAATACTAACCGGGTGAAACTTTATAAACTAGATAAAGAAACATTGAAATTTTCAGATGCAATATTTGATACATCTAGTGTCGAATACCATGGAGAAGCTTGGCGCAATGGAGAAATAAACGATATCGCATTTGTGAAAAATAAAATGTATGCCTCTGTTTGGTCAAGAGAAATTGTGAAAATCGACTTTCAAAATGGTAAGGCAGCTCCAAAATTATTGCATAGCCTTGATAGTAAATATACGGTTGTTCTTCTCACATCACACAAAGGTAAATTGATAATAAATAAAAGGGATAGCAACACAACTCAATCAGGATTATATCTCGATATTATTACATTGTAATTATTGAATTTTCGCCCTTGAATAACTCAGAGTTGGGAGAGATGGGGCAAGTTGAAGTGAACTAAACTCCGTGGCTTTTTTGCTTATTCAAACACTAATTTCATCAAATAAGAACCCCAAAATCGCAAATAAGAGCACATTTTCCCGAAAAACTCAAATAAGCCCTTATTCGCCCAAATAACCTCAAAATCCCAGTCCTGACCGTACTATTAGTTGATTGGTATAGAGTTATAAATCGTCTACGTGATATAATTAAAATAGACAGTCTCAGAATGTAAAGTTCATTCAGAAAGGAGTAACTATGGCAGATAATCCGATAACAAGAAAAGAGAAATATCTTGCTAAATTAACTGGGAGTTATACCGGAAATGTCCCGGATCCAATTACACGGGTAGAGAAATATTTATACGATTTATGTCGAAAAGGCATTAGCGGACTGACTCCAGAAGAGATAGAAAATGCAGTAAATAAATATCTCAAAGAGAACCCCGTACAGCCTGGAGCTACAGAAGAGCAGGCACAGCAGATTAAACAAAATACAGATGATGTTGCTTCGCTAAAGGAAGATTTATCCAACAAAATTACAAAGCTCTATGCATCGAATCAGGGTGAAACTCATATTACTGATTCTGATAATGGAAAGATTCAAGATATGATGATATATGGCAAATCATCACAGGATGGAACACCAACGCCAGAGAATCCAGTTGAGATTAAGAGTGTGGTGAATCCGACTGTGAAGGTTTGTGGGAAGAATTTATTGAAAGCCACATTGCAGACTGCCACAGTGAATGGTGTTACTTGTACCAATAATGGAGATGGAACTTATACACTGAATGGTACTGCGAGTGGAGGAAACCCGTCATTTAGAATCGGAAAGATAATTGCAAAGAGCGGTCGGAAATTGGTTGGATCTCCAGGAGCGGCTGGAAGTTATGTGAGTTATCTTCCAAACGGTACGTGGAATAACGTAACAGAAGAAAAAGGTGATGGTTCTATAATATCTAATATTGGAAAAGGTACTGATGAAATTGCGATAGTTGTTTTAAATGGTACAACCGTTAATAATCTCCTCTTCAAACCAATGATAACCACTGACCTAACCGCCACCTACGATGATTTCGAACCCTACCACGAACAGACCGTTACCATCCCATACACATTGAACGCTATCCCAGTAGAATCAGGCGGTAACGTCACAATCGACGGTCAGCAGTATGTGAGTGACTATGTGGATGTGGAACGTGGGAAATTGGTGAGGATGGTTGATTCTTCTAAGTTAGATAATACACAATCTATTATAGGAAAAATCGAATGGTTGTTAGCAGGGCCACAAGAAATTGACTTAACGCAGGAAGAAGTGCAGGCACTTAAAGCACTTGTAACATATTGCCCAACCACAAACATATCTATCAATTCCGAACAGCTTGACGGATATGCAGTGTTCAACTATCCAATAAGTATGGCTAATATCATAACATCCTTGAAAACCAAAACGGAAAATCTGGAATCTGCGAATTACACCGACAGAGGTACATTAGCTGATACTGACGCATTTCTGATCAATGACGGTACAGGAATGAAAAGGAGTGTGCTGAGCAAGCTGTCAGACTTTGTACTTGGAAAAATTGCCGACAAAGTATTCGAGAAGCTTCAGACGAACGACAAAACAATTCTGGGAGCGATTAATGAATTAAATATTATTATTGGCGCAAATAACGCAGCTGCTCATAATGCTATTTATCGTGGCAAAAACTTAGGTACACAGTTTACTGCGGAAATGTCTGCCAATATTAAGAACGGCACATTCAAAGATATGTATTGTGGCGACTACCTTGTAATCAATGGAACTACATATAGATTTATGGATTTCGACTATTTATACAAAACTGGTGACACATCTTTAGATACTCATAGCATCTTAGTAGTTCCTGATGCACCAATGTACAACCATGTGATGAATGACACAAATACTACAGAGGGTGGATATGTAGGCTCCAAGATGTATACTTCTGGACTCGATCAGGCACTTGCAAAGATTAAGGCAGATTTTGGTGAAGCACATATTGTCACTTATAGAAATCTATTAGTTAATACTGTATCTAATGGTGTTCCTAGCAACTGGGCTTGGTATTCAAGACAGATTGACCTCATGAATGAAGAGATGGTTTATGGAACAAGAGCTTGGTCACAGACTTCTCAGAATGGTAATGACACTGGTACAAATAAGTCTCAGTTAGCAGCATTCAAACATAACCACTCTCTCATCTCATCTTGCAGATCATGGTACTGGCTCAGGGCGGTTCATTCCTCTACGCATTTCTGCTATGTGGGCAGTGATGGTGCTGCGGCCTATCACGATGTGTCTGATTCTAGCGGGGTGCGCCCTTGCTTCCTCATCAGCTAAGTGTAGCGGAGCGAAACGCAGCGATCTTAAATCTCCATTTAATTCATTAAAATTACTCTTGAAAGAGGTATGAATGTTGCGGACCTGCAGAAGACGCTAGGGCATGAGAAGCTTGATACAACTATGATTTATGCAAAGGTTAATCAAGAGTCGGTTAGATACAATCATCATAAATATGTTTCATGAAAGGAGTTAATAGGGTTGGAAATCAAAGGAATTGACGTATCGTCTTATCAGAATAAGCCAGACTGGGCAAAGGTAGCAAAAGCCGGTTACAAGTTTGCCATTTTAAGAATCCATCAGAAGTCAGGTATTGATAGCTCATTCGAGTACAACTACAAGGGATGCAAGAGCAATGGAATCCTTATCGGCGGGTACAAGTATTCATACGCCCTGACACTGGCACAGGCGATTGACGAAGCGGAAGATGTGATTGCCGCACTGAACGGACGTGGACTGGACTTTCCAGTGTTCTACGACCTTGAGTGGCCTAATCAGCGGAAACTCGGTAAACAGGCCATTGAAAATATTGCAGTGGCATTTCTTACCAGAATCAAAAAAGCCGGTTACAAAGTCGGTATTTATTGCAATCTTGATTGGTACAATAACGTCCTGTCAGATGCCCTGAAGCAGTATGACTGTTGGATTGCTCGTTATCCTGCCAACGACAATGGTTCTGTTCAAGAAAGATTACGACCATCTGTCGGCGTAGGTTGGCAGTATTCAAGCAAAGGAAAAGTTGACGGCATCAACGGAAATGTTGATATGAATGTATTTTACAAGGATTATAGAGATTCTACTCAGAAAGGAGAAACAGCAGTGGCCAAAACGAAATTACAGGAATTTATCGAACTCGGTGACTACTATGCAAACAATGGCGGTAGTAAACCTTATCTGGAAAAACGCACAAATGCCTATCTTGATGATTTCCAGAAAAATGCAGGATACAACAATTACACCAAATTTGCTCGCGATGTTGACAGCTGGGGACAGCCAGGATGCCAGGCTCAACCATGGTGCGCAGAGTATCAGTTCTGGAAACTGGTGAATGTTCTGGGAATCACAAGAGCATTGCAGATTATGGGCGGTGGATTCTATAACTGCAAGAGCATCACCAATCACGCCAAGAGCAATGGAACATGGCATAAATCACCAAAAGTAGGTGCGTTGATTATATTCCGTAACGGTTCCCATGTTGGTTCTGTTCGCAGCTTCAATGGTAGTGTCGTATATACCAACGAGGGAAACACTTCCAGTGCTGCCGGCGTGGTGGCAAATGGCGGAGCTGTACGTAACAAATTCTACGCTATCAACGATTCTGCAATTGACGGATATGTCTGGATTGACTGGGGAACTGATGAGCCAGCAACTTCCACATGGAAAGCAACGGGTACAGCAACATCTACAGTAGACGATCTGTATGTTCGTGAGACGCCTAATGGATACGTTCTCGGGAAAATTAATAAAGGTAATCGTGTTGAAATCAATGGTGAGAAATCTGGTATGTGGACAAAGGTCAAAGTTGCCAATATTGGCGTTGCTTGGGTTGCTACCAAATATCTCAAGATTGATGGATCACAAAATACAACAGCAACGGTAATTACTAAAAAGCAAGATAAGACGCAGAGACTGTTTATTGGACAGGTTACAGCTTCCAGCCTGAACGTTCGCACATGGGCTGGAGCAGAATATCCGAACATCAAAAAATATCCGACATTGAATAAAGAAAACAAGGTTGACGTTATGAACTTCACTCAGAAAGCAAGTGACGGTAACTCTTGGTACTACATCAGAATTGATGGAAAATACTTCGGATTTGTTTCTGCAAAATACATCAAAAAAGCATAAATTTAAGCCCCTTGGGAATTATTCCTTGGGGCTTTTCGCATTATATTGTATCAAATTCGGAATAATAAGAACATTCTGGTTAGTCACACGTTAGTCACAATTTTGAAATTCTAAAAAGCTGAAAGCCCTTGAAAATAGGGCGTTTTAAGTCAATCAACTCAAACGTACTTTTAACTAATGGTTAGTATTTTCATTATTTAAAATTATCAGTAAAATCGCCATTTTACCTTGTTTTATGCAGGTTTGCAGACTTTTGATGGATTGATTTAGGTTGAATAAAATCACTTTAAAAAGGAACGGTTAGTCACAGTTAGTCACAAATGGGACTTTTATCTTTTCAATTTCTGTTCGAAGCTCTTCCAACGTCCTGTGTCCATATACCGCGTTTGTGACGTCACCACCAAATGAATGGCCGAGCATCCTTTTTCGGTCGTTTTCTCGGACGCCATATTTTTCGCACAGTGCAGAAAAGGTGTGTCGGCAGTCGTGCGGCGTGTGCTTTGGGCTTCCAGAAATTCCTAACCGTTCAAGTGTGGGATAAAACAATTCTTTTCTGTATTTATTCTGCCCCCAAGTATATAATTCGCTGTATTTTACGTTCTTTACAAAGCCATATATTGACGGATGAATCGGCACGATCCTGCTCTTTCCGGCCCTTGTCTTTGACCCACCTTTAAAGTATTTCTGATCGAGATTAATTTCCAGTTTTGGAAACTCTCCAATTCGCCATCCACTGTAGCATAGAATTAAGATTGACTGAACATCTGGATTAGAAGAGTGTTCCCACAAAATTGATAATTCTTCGTCAGTGAACGAGGTTCCGTGTTCATCATCCTCGGGGACATTGATCTTGACATACTGAGCTTTGTTCTCTGTTACAATCTCAGCGTAAACGGCATACTTGTACATTTGCTTGAATAATATTAAGATATTCTCCAGACTGGCCCTTTTGAGTTGACATTTATCAATCACTGCCTGCATATCCGGGGCTTTTATATCTTCAAATACTCGGTCGTGTAAATCCGATGAATTTCTGAACCCTCCCGTGTAGGTTCCCTTTGAACTCTCCGAGTAGACCGCGCCTTCAGGAAACTTCCATTTCATGAACTGTTCATATACCTCTTTAAACGTCAGTTTCTTAATCTCTGGATGTTTGCCCTCTACTCCTTTTATCGTGCCGTAATCAGCCAATATGCGGCTCACAAGGGCATCTGCATCGGTAGTGGGAGATACGGGCAAGTCCTTTTCCATCCCGGGCTGATATGTGCCGGCTTTGTATGCTGTCAGAACTGTGAATCCTTTTAGCCAGTCATCAACGTAGCAGATCGCCGGCGGTCGAACTACTTTCCCTGTCGCGTCCAGTGTAGCTGGCGGATGCACTGCAAAACAATTCCTCCGATTCTTGCCAAGGTAACGGATAGAGCCGAAGTTATTCGGAAGTTTCGGATATTTCTTTCTTTTCTTCGCCATTTTTATTCCTTTTTTCTTTAAACGGTTGTTTGGATATAAAAATAACAGCCGAACAAATTTTCTGTCTTGTTCGACTGCTCCGAAGATGATACAATATGTTTTGCCAGAATATAGCATCTCTCCGGAGATGTATAAGCGCCGTCCCGGTACGCCAATGCCAGGGCGGTTTTTTATTTAATTATGTGATTTCCAATTTACTCTCATTACAATTCCTACAATCCAATAAATTCCACCAGTGAAGATTCCTAAAATAAAAATCCAAAACCAACTTAAATACCATGGCATTTTCCGTTTTATATACGGCGCACCTGAGCTCGCCGCTGAGGACGCAGAAGAAGATGCGGAATTGTTAATGATGATATCTCTATTATTAGAAGCCAACTGCTCTACTTGTTTTCCACACTTAGGGCACACTATGCAGTCGTCGTCAATAAGTTCTCCGCAGTGCTTACAATATTTTTTCTTTTCATTCATGATAAACACCCTCCTGA